TAAACAAAGTATTTAATCAGTACAACGATTGAAAGTCCTAGAACTTTTTGAGTATTTAGTATCTTGTTGTTATCCTGATTTAGTAAAAGAAAAAAGCCAAATGAGCAGGTGGGATTGTTACAGTCCTAAAACATATCATCGTATTGAATTAAAATGTAGATCGATACATTATGATACTTTACTTATAGAAAAGAAAAAGTATGATGCTATGATTGCAAAGTGTGATGATAATTTAGATATACCTATGTATGTTAATTCTACACCTTCTGGTGTATATAGATTTAATTTGTATATTGTTGATCCTGTTTGGCAAATTCAATATCATAATACCACAACAGAATTTAAGAACAATAAAAAAATACCTAAAGAAATTGCTTTGTTAGATGTAAGCGAAGCAGAAATAATTTAAACAAAGAAACAATGAACAAAAAAATAAACAACTTTAAAGAAATAGAATACTACACTAACTTTAATTTAGTAGGTGAACATATAGTACAATCAAGAAAACTAAAACCAGAAAACAAAGCATTAAACGATATGTACTTTTGTTGGCAAGAAGTAGGGTTTTATGTAAACAACCTTATACGTGATGAAAGGATGTATGAACAATCATTAAGTGAATACAGAAGTGATAAGATACGTGCAGTAGAACGAGCAAGAACAGCAGAAAAAAAAGTAACAGAACTTGAACAAGAATTAGAAAAACTTAAAACTAAAAAAAGTTTAGGTTTGTAGTTGTTTAAAAAATGTTTATATTAGTACAATAATTATTAACAAAGAACAATGAACGAACAAATACGATTTACAAACGCTGGTAAAATTGGAAGTGCTAAAGGCATAACAAGAGGGTTAGTTAGTGATAATTTAGATGATTACACTAAAAATAAATTAAACGAAATTATTGAAATATTAGATAGCATAGAATTATGAAAGTATTTAAAGATATAGGGTATTTTGTAGAATATTGTGTGAATGGTAAATTAATAGGTACATTACTTATTAATAAGCCTGATCGGGATGAGGTTGGTTATTATAGCCGAATAGATGCTATTGCTGACACAGATATTAAATTACAAAAAAACAAAATAATTAAAAAAGGCACAAAGTATTACACAAGGTTGTATCCTTTATGCGGACAAAAAATATAATTATGATAACATTACTAAACGGAGATCATTGGGGTAAAGAAGAAATACTAACACAAATGTATGATGATGAATTCTATTATGGTCATTTAGGTAAACACGCTTTAAGTTCCTCATCATTAAAAACAATTCTTAAAAGCCCAAAAACATATAGAAACATTTTAAAGTATGGTGACCCTAATTCAGATAGTCCAGCACTTGCAGCAGGTAAGTTAGTGCATTGTATGATACTTGAAAGCCATAAAATAGACAAACTACATTTTGTAGATGCAACTACAAAAAACACAAAAGCATATAAGGAGGCAAAACAAACTTACGGTGAAGTATATCTAACAAAAGAAAAACAGGCAGCAGAACGTTTATCAGATGCTGTATTAAGGAATGAAGCAGCACTTAAATTGCTTAACAAAAGTGAGTTTGAAGTACCTGCAATAGATATGATTGAAGGTTTGCCTTTTCGTGGCAAGGCAGATATTATACAGGGTGACACAATAATAGATCTTAAAACAACAGCAGATTTAAACACCTTTAAATATAGTGCTGACAAGTATGGATACGATTTACAGGCGTGGTTATATTTAAAACTGTTTAACAAAAAAAAGTTTAATTTCCTTATTGTTGACAAGTCAAGTACTGATATAGGTGTTTTTGATGTAAGTGATGATTTTTTAAAAAGAGGTGAAAATAAATTTAGACAAGCGGTAGATAATTACAAATACTTTTTTGAACAAGATAATGATTTAGATCAGTATGTAATGAGGGGAATATTATGAGGTTGTTTGAGGATGATTGGGGTGTAGATAACAGCCCTGTTGATAACACAGAAATTACAACAACAATACTTTATTTTAGTACACAAGAATTAAGTGAATTTAAAAAACTTTGTAAGACTGGTATTAAACTTGAGTTCGGCGAGTTGTATCAAAAAAAAGGTAATTTAAGTGATTTTTTATTAAAAGCATTAAGGGAAAAATATGGAGACAATTAACGTAAAAAAAATCTTAACAGATAAACAATCAGCAAAATTAAAAGGTAAATTTTTAAAAGACAAGCATTGGAGTACTTTAATAAATTATGATTGTGATGGTTATGATATTAACACTGGAAAATTATTATTTAGGTTTAGAAAAAATGCTATACCATTTAATATACTAAAGTCAGGATATAATTCTTTTAAGGGTTCAATAAACTTAAATGGTGGTAGGGGCATAGCAGCAGGAGGTTATCATAAACAAACAAGAAAGGATGGAACTGAGGGAAAATTTGATGTATCACCAAAGGTAGAAAGTGGTAACGTTGGTTTTATGGATGCAAGAGCAGGTAGCGGAACAGTTGCGGTGTGCAGAAAAACTGCATTTGCAAAAGAATACTTTAATAAATATAAGGCAGGTATTCCATTTGTTCAATATGTAGATAAAAAATACAGTGAACTATGCCCACATCATTATAAAAAACAAAGGGCAATAGCCAACGGAACAAATAAAAATTACATAATAGATAACACAAGTTTTACAACTGTAACTGTTAATAAAAACTTTCAAACTGCAGTACATAAAGATTCAGGTGATTATCCTGAAGGATTTGGAAATTTAATTATATATCGAGAGGGTTCTTACGATGGTGGCTATTTTGTATTGCCTGAGTATGGTGTTGCATTGGACTTACACAATACTGATATATTATTTGTTGATGTTCATAAATGGCACGGAAATACTGAATTTGAAAATTGTAGTTATGATTGGAAACGAATTACTTTTGTTATGTATTATCGTGAATATATGTATAAATGTAAATCACCAAAAGAAGAATTACAAAGAATTAAAATGGATCAAACAGGATATTTAAAATTATGATAGATTACAAGATAGCAATACCATCGTATAAAAGACACAATACGATTAAACAAAAGACATTAAAATTATTAGATGAATATAATATAGATAAAAACAGAATTACAGTATTTGTTGCTGATAAGGATGAAGAACTTTTATATAAAAAATCATTAGGTGATGAATACAAAATAGTTGTAGGGGTTCACAAATTAAATGCTCAACGATGTTTTATAACAAATTACTATAAAGAGGGTACTTGTTTGATGCAATTTGATGATGATTTAGAACAGGTTCTTGTAAAGATAAATGATAAAAAATTAGATAGATTGCCTAGTTTAGAAAATGATTTTATAATAAAAGGATTTGAGGAATGTAAAAATAATAATGCCTTTTTATTTGGTTATTATGGTGCAGCTAATCCATACTTTATGCAACACAGAATTTATAAAAAATTATCCTATGTTATTGGTGCAGCATTTGGTAAAATTATACAACACGATTCTTTTTTATGTACAGAAACAAATCACGGTGAGGATTATGAAAGAAGCATAAGGCAATATATAAAAAACAAAAACCTTGTGAGATTTGATTACATTACATTTAAATCAAAATATTATAAAGAAGAAGGTGGTTTGCAAGAAATAAGAACAAAAAAATATATATACGATTCAATAAAATGGATACAAGACAACTTTCCAGACTATTGTACAATGTATATAAGAAAAACTACAGGTAATGCTGAGCTTAGATTAAAAGACAAAAAACCAAACAAACAACAAACACAATTATTTTAAAATGGAAAATATACAAGAAAATCAATATAATTTATTTTTTGATGGTACAACCAGTGAATATTACAATGGTCATCAAAGCCTTTATTTAGGTGACAAAGATTTTATATTTGCAGATAACATTTTAAATGTAACAGCCGAAATTAAAACAATATCAAAAAATGGTAAATTTGAGGGAAAAAAACTAACCTACAATCAGGCAAGGGAATATTCTAGCACAGTAGATATAAAAGACAATTACGGAAGAATACAAAAATCATACTTGTTTGAGTATCATAAATACGTAGAAAAACCATATGTAATTGTAGTGCCATTTATTAAACCAATAGAAGGTTATATGGTAAATGCAATGGATTTTTTAGATGTACAAAAGGCAAAAATGTTATATATATATATAAATAATCAGTTTAATCGGTGGATTGTTGGGGATCATACCGTTGGTGCTACCCCTCAAAAAGAATTACTTTGTGTTTAAATGAATAAAGAAATAATAGAAGAATTTTATTTACTTGCTTTAGTAGACATAGTAAATGGTAAAGATATAGCAGAACTTGAAGAAACTATAAAACTATATGAAAAAGAGGAGCATTATGAAGCGTGTGCAGGAATACAAAAAGCAATACACGAATCAGGATATTTAACAATTAAAGAAATAATAGAAAGAAACAAATTATAAAAATAAATTATGAGTATACAAATAATAAAAGAAGTAGTAGAACAACACTTTGATATAGACATAACAAAAGATACAAGAAAACGTAATTATGTAGAAGCACGTGGAATATACTTTTACCTTACAAGACAATACACAAGAATGTCATTATCAGCAATAGGTAAAACAATGAATAAAGATCATTCAACAGTTCTTTACTTTGTTAGGCAAGTACCTGACTGGATAAGTTTTGATATGCAACTGCTTCAAGACTACAATACAATAAACGATAGAATACAAGATGCAATACACGCTAACCCTGAAGAATTTAAAACAGCATTTACTTTAGAAGGTTTTTATGAAACACAATACAAACGTTTAAAGAAGTTAACAGAACAAATTAATCAGGATCAATTAACAATAAGTTAAAAAAAGTATTGTATAGTTGAATCATTAATGAATTTTTTTGATTATGGATAAAAGAAGATTTAACGGAGGTAATAAAAATGCTGGTAGAAAACCTAAAAGTGATGAGGTTAATTTAATAGAAAAGTTAACACCATTAGAAGATGCAGCATTTCAAGCATTAAAAGCAGGTGTAGAAAAAGGTGATTTTAAATTTGTACAACTGTACTATAACTATTATGCTGGTAAACCAAGAGAAACAAGAGATATTACCATTAACGAAGATTTACCGATATTTTTAGATTAGCGATAACCAAAACGTTACTTTAAATAATTAATGCAAGTACAAACAACACAAGCACTAAATAAGCTACGTAAACTTGATAAGAGGGTACGCATTGTAAGAGGTGGTACATCAGCAGGTAAAACTATTTGCATCCTACTTATACTTATAGATTATGCTATTAAAAACGAAGGCAAAGAAATAAGCGTAGTATCT